ACATTGTTCAGCAAACCAGCACGATCTTCCGCCAAAGTGGCCGTACGGAAGTTATCCACATTACCAAGATCGACGTCGAACTTGTCGGTCAAGTGAGGGGCGTGGTAGTTGCGGTCGTGGTTGGCCAGCAGCGTCATGTACTGGTCTTTCAGTTGGTTCAGCCGGGCGAACGCCGCATCGACCTGTTCGGTGATGGTGTCATTGAGCGTTGGGTCGACGTCCTGTTGCAATTCGGCCATGTAAGCCCAGAACCAGGTCAACTCGAACCAGTCACCAATCTCGGTTTGAGCGCTGTGCTTGTGGAAAGCCGACGGAAGGGTAGGAGGAACTCCGAACACCTTGCTCCATGGAACAGGAACTTTGCCGTTGGTGATTTGCAGCATCCACTCTTCCAGGTCATTGCGAGGAACGAAGAAAGCCCCCATGCTCTGGTAGTCAACGGTGACGAAGTCGTTGTTGGCCAAGATCTCATCCGAGATCCGGATAAACGAAACAACGTCTTTACCGGAGACGTGACAGAAGGGGACAAACTCACCCTCCCAGAAGTAATCACGGCCCCTGGTGAGTCGCATGCCATCCTGGTTGTACAGGTTGAACTTTTCAGGGATGGCGTAGAAAGGAGCGCCGTTAGGGATAAGCCAATTAAGGGTCTTATCCTTCAACGGAATCTTTTCGCCCGGGATGGTGTTCACCGGGTTATTGGCGTGGATATCAAACTCTACAATCCGGATAAGATCCATAGCGTAAACCTTTTAAGGGGTAGGAGGGGGTTGCCCTCCTACGCCCTATTGGGGATTAAGGAAGCAGCTCAGACGGACGAATCCAAGGGATCTGACCTTCAGAGCCTACCAAACCAGACGAGGCTGGAATGCTGTTACCACGCTTGAGTTCGGAGACCCGATGCCCATTGATGGTAAACACGTTGAAACGCTCCACGGTGATGATCTGACGCTCGTTGGTTACGGCAGTCCCCACCCAAACCAAGAACGGGGTTTCTACACGTTTCTCCAACGAGATCTCATAACGAGCTTCCCCGTTCTCCAGCAAGGCGTATATGTAGAACGTCTTGTTGTAAGGCGAGGCGTCAATATCCCGCAGGTCAATGTTGCCAAGCGGCAGAGTATAACGTTTGCCGTTGAAAGTAGCCGCAATTTCGGTCTGGAAGAAAATCACCCAGCCCGTCTCAGGGTATACCGACCCCAGCAGGTAGTTCTTACCTGTGGTGAGTCCCCTGAAGATCGTTGCAGCCCCACCCGTCGATACGGCGTACGGATGGGCTGCAACTGGACCATCATCGGGAACGACCGTCCAGTGCGTGAAACCACTGTTACCGCCCAAGCTAACGTACGACTCCAGTTGGTTGGTAGACCAACGCTGGGTGGTCTTGTTGGGGTACCGCAAGAACCCGTTCAAACGGATACCATCCCCAGGACCACTGAACACAACGCCAGAGTCAAAAACAATCTGAAGATCGTTTCCGTTAACATGGATACCGCAGCGCATGGACCCGTGAGACGTGTCTGGGGAGGCACCCCCCATAGCCGGAGACCATCCTGGAGAAGCCAATGAGGTCGGGGAGCTGTTAGGGCTGAACAGGTTTATCTTGTCCAACACCGTGAACCCAGTGACGGTCCTTACGTTACCAACAACGCTGTACGTCGGAACAATCGACATCAAGGTGGCGTAGAAGTCGGGTGTCCCGGTGGGTGAGTACTGCACCATCACCAGCGTAGGCAGCCAGCCAAACTTGTTCACCAACCGACCACTTGGGTCGGCTACAACAACCGGAACTCCATTCGACTGAGCCATCAGCGCCGGGTATTGCACCTGGGCCTTCAACTGCTCCACGATACTGGCTGGATAGAGGATGGTTTCGGTCGGCTGGATCGACAGCGTTCCGTCACTCTCAGAGATCACGTTGTGTGATGGGAACACCCGGATATCATCCAGGTTGGTAACTGCAGGCCAATAGTTACCCGAATAGTTAAGGAAACGGTACTGCACCCCCATTGCGAAGGCGGAATCCCCTACCTCGATCCCAAAGGTATCCAGCTGGGCGGATGGCACTGTGACACTGATACCCCCCATATGCGGAATGGCATTGACCTTTTTCACGTTGTTCGACAACGGTCTGGCCACGACGTTGGGAAGCAACAGGTTAGTCACATCCTCACGTACAGCAAGTTTACCGGCGACCGTACGGAAGAACAGGCCGTTGAGATCACTGTTTTCGTTGGTAGCCGCTGTATAGAACTCACCTCCAGGTGCAAACAAGAAGGAACGTGGTTTGACAGAGGACTTCAATGGACTGACAATGCCTTCCAAATAAGAACCCTGCCACTGCCACTGGGTGTTTTCCAACCATCCCATCATCATGGTCTCGAAACGGGTACGGGACAGCAGAGGCTTGTAGACGACGGCCAGTCTTGGATAAGACTGGTAACGCCCTCCCGATGCAATGATAGCCCCGTCATCCATGACGTTGGCACCCTGCTGATCAGCAACCGACGTGAGCCCTGGCATGGCGTATGGTGGGAAATTGGAAGTATCGGCCCAGTTGATGCTAGGGACCGGTGAGCTTTTCAATTTCACGAAAGTATTGGTGGAGGGATCAAACTCATAGAGAATTTCGATCGTTCCTTCCACCCCCACAATTCCGGTCGGGTTGTTGTAACGCGACCAAAAATACGTCATGAACCGCACCAGGTACTTACCAGGTTTATCCCTGTGTTCACATGAAAAGGTTTGCTGGGAGCGATAGCACCCAACTATACTGACGGGCGGCACATTGAAGTCATAGATGTAACTGTTGTAGCCACTGGCGGCGCTTCCAACGATGTTCGCCCAACGCCAGAAAGGCGCGTTGTTATGCTGAACGCCCTTGATGTCGTCAAATGTGACATTCTGCTGGACAAGTGTAACATCCAGCTGAGCAGCCACATCGGAAGCACGAACCCGGTAGATGTGCCGGTAACGATTATCCGAGATGCTGGGATCTTCCCAGACACCTGGGGTTTTATACCCATGCGCAAAGAACACGTAAATCCACTCACCCATCAACGCAACGTTAATGCGAGAGAACATCGCATTTTCCAAAGCATCAAGCGCCAAGGCACGGTCGTTGGGGTTAACCAGGTTGATGATTGCGTCCATGTTCAGACGGGAGTAAACCGTCTTGGTAGGGTCCAGCGTGCCGTTGGTAAGACCGATGTAGTAATTCCCAGTGTGGTTATTACCGACCAAGATAACTTCATCCCCGCTACCTTGTGCAATGCGGTCTACCGAAGTGCCGTCTTGCTCGAAGCGTTGGTGGGTATACTTGTAGCTGGTGTACGTCAACTTACCTGAATGCGAGTAAGGATTAGAGAGCGTAGAGAAATACAATCCACGCACTCGGCCGTCCATACGGTTGGCCAAGTACACCACCGTACCGTCATACTCGGTGCAGATACCAGCAGTCTCACTGGTACCCCCCAGGCCCTCGAACGAACCGTCAATGCTCGGAGGAATGAAGTTGTTGTTGCCATACGCCGAGATAGGCAGGGTATTGATCTTCAGGAACTCATCGCTGTTAAAGCCGTAGTTCTCGATGATTGTCCTCAGGCCAGCCACGGTGAGGTGCATGTCAGCACGCCCTTGTAGGACATTGCTACCACGCGCTGTGGCGAAGTTGTCGACGTTCTGCATGCCGATCTGCGCAGCGGTAAGACCATGCTCGTTGTAAGCCGCCTGGTGGCGCAGGAGCATGTTCCCCAGCGATTCCCGGTGAACTGCCACGTAGTTCCTGATCAGGTTGAGGTAATGGTCGATACGCACTTCAATGAGCGAGCGAGCATTCTCATTCAACTTAACCAGGATCAGCTCCAGTACCTCAACGAAATCCTGGAAGGCCATGATCTCGTACAGCAGACTGTGGGTATGGAGGGTGGGGTTCCAGTACGGGCGTTTGTTGCTGATGTTGTCCCACCACACAGGGCGGTCATCGTTAACTGCCGCTTCGATCAGATCCAGGAGATCGTTGTCCACCAGGGACATCTCACCCATCGAGTGATACGTGACGGTGAAATCCTCGATAGCCGGATCGAGCAGCTCAATAAGCCCCGCTACCTTTTGACCCGCCAATTTGGTCAAACGAGACATCTGGCGGAAGATGCGGTAATGCTTCTTGTAAATCAGAGGCTCCCCATTGGGCGCCTTCAACTTCAAATCCTTGGTGAAGAACGGGCCGTGGTCCACTGCGAAGATCCGGGAGGGGGTGGCGGCCGGGATATGGTGTGGCTCATCCTCGATTTTGTTTTCCCGGTTCTTTTGCAGGATGTCCGTCTGGTATTCGCGAACAATGGGGAATTGCATAACAGATTCCTTTAGTTGAGGGGCAGCTGACCGTTAGCCAACAGCTTCAGACCTTCTTTGTAGACTTCCATCGTGACGTAGAGATTAGGGCTGTTACCACTCAGGTCACCGACGGTAGCCGGGCCGATGTTTTGGGCTTGGCTTAAGCCGAGGTCAGCTTTGCTGCCAGGGTGAGCCTGGAACAGATGGGCGGCAACGTGCTCTTCGAACATCTTCTGCATGTCGAACCCTTGCTGCGCCTGGAACAGCGAAAGAATGAAGCTACGCAGCTGAACCATCATGTCGGCGAAGTCATAGACGTTAGCCACAGGGTGCGGGTGCGGGTCAGCGGGCCATTCGGTAGGCACGGTGGTCTGGTCGAGCATTTCCCAGTCGATGTGGCGAGGGGCGTTGACGATGTTCGCCACCAGCTCTGCGAAGGCCACGTCGTTCAGGGTGAACGGACCACCGATGGTGTCGTAACCATCGATCACCAGTACGTCACCCCCGAAGTCTTTCAGCACCACAACGGAACCGAAGACGTTACGGTTGTACTTGTCGATGAAGCGGTCGAAGCTGTGAGCAAAGACGTAGTCCACGCCGAACTTCAAAGGTTCCGGGTCACCTTGACGACGGAGTACGAAACCGTTGGCAAAGAAAGGTGCAGCGCGAGGAACAAACTCACGACGGTTGTTATCGGTCGAAAGCTTGAGGATTTCAGCCGGTTGACCAGGCGCCGGAATATGGCTGTCGATCTGGTCCTGCCAGGGGTTCCACTTGTAGATAACGTTGGCCATGCCGGTCTCCCAATTAAATAAAATAGGACATCTTATGCCCTGTCCTTACATAGTGATTCCGTGGCCTATAACGAATTATAGGTGGCGGATTTTTCATAGAATCGAATGGAGTATCCCTTAATGTACACCTACAAAAGGGCGGTAGGCATTAGCCGTCTGAACCCGAAAGGGGAGGAAATTCTCGACATCAGTGCAATCCCGACAGCCCAGCTTTTCACTCAATACGACCGGCTGGTGATTGTGGTGAATGACGCCTACGCACTGATGGACGTGGCGATCAACCTGGATGATTATCGTGGTGAGCTGCTTCAGTTCTCGGGTGTCATCCAACAGTGGCTCGATACCATGGCGGATGTTCCTCTGAGGACCTCCAATGTTCTCCCAGGAACTGAGTACCGTTACGTCACCGTTCAGGATATCCAGTACCGCTGGTTCAGTTTGCTCCCAGGCGACGTGACTCTGGGTGATGGTCGTCAAGACCTCCTGACTATTCACGGCGCCAACGACATCCGGGTTACTCGCACCGATAACGCTGTCGTCGATTACGAGGCGTTGGTTGACCGTTCTCTGTGGACCATCAATGGCCACTTGGTACGGGCCCATAAAGGCAACAACTGCTTGTACCTGCGCAGTGCAGGCAAGCACTTCCGCGTGGAAGACAACATCCACGTGACGTGCCTCAACTTCAACACGGTCTCTAAGCTGAAGACCTACCCCTTCCTGCCAGAAGACATCCGATTCGAAGAAAACGATGTCCATGTGTTCCTCCACTTCAAATCTCCTGTATCGCTCAAGGGAAAGAAAGTGTGGGCGGCATTAGGCGGTCGTCTGTACATGGACGATGTCATTCAAGCCAAAGGTGAATACGGTGTTACCATCCGCGTCGAGAAAGTGGATTGGTTCAGCCGCATCTTTGGTTCCAAGGACTTGATTGATCTCACCAGCATCATCGGTAAGGATCGTCAGGTGGTGCCGGAGGACTTCTTCCGTAAGGAGGCTTTCTTCCGCGCACTATTGCTCGACCTCTCTTCGTTTATCATCGTGCTGGATAACCCACACGTGTACGTTGAGACCAAACCGCTGGTGACCTATCAGTATCCATTCACTTTCAATACCGCGGAAACTCGTTCTATCCCGTTGATGACGGGATCCGGGTTGCTTCCCAAGTACCACACAAGAAGGATTGGCCATAGACGATTACTCGACATTGATATTGGTGTGCAAAAAATCTTTCTTAACGAAACGACTGGGTCTTTGAATGGGGGCAACCTCTACCATGGGTTCACGAACCGTTTCAATCCTGCTGAACTCCCTCTGGGGTATCAGCTTTACATACGTGGCCTCAATCAAGAGGACTAGCCATGGGTGAGCAAATCAAAGGTCTGTTCTTCACAGACCGTTTGCGGGGTATCGTGTCGACGGTGGCGCTGATACTGATTCTGGGTGTTTCCATCGGGGGTTGGTTGTTCCCCAAAAAGTCCGAGGTGGATGCGCAGACGCTGCAAACTCTCCAGTCGGTAGCGGAGCAGTTCAAGCGTTCGGCGGCTGTGTTCGAACAGCAAAGCCTCAACACGGTGCAGCTCAACGAGACGTTGAAGCGGCAACTGACCATTCAACAGGAGAATCGCGATGCAAGCTATGGGGTTTTGCTGGATCGTTGGGGGCTTGATGCTGACGGCCCGCCGGCGAGTATTGCTCTTTTTGGGCGCGATGGTGGGCCTATTGATGGTGTCGGGGTGCTCCCACCAGACTACGATCTCGGAAGCCGATACTTACCTACAGGCGCAGGTTCTCCAAGCGGAGATCAACACTTATCGAAACCAGCTGACGGCGGCGAAGAAAAATCTGTCGAGCGTACTACCGGCGTTCCAGGAGGTGACGTCGACCCCACCCGAAAGTAAGGTTGGGGAGTTGGCAGCCTTCCTCGAAAACAATGACTGCCTGAAATCCAAAGATCAAGTCTACTGCTACAAGCTGACCCGTGTCCAATTGATTATGGTTACTAAGCAATTGGATGAAATGGCGGTTCAGGGCTGGGCGGCGAAAATGACCATTAAGCAGTTGGTCGACAACATCAATGTCATCATTAACGGGCTGGATAAACGCTCGGATGCCATTGCGCCACCGGTTGATGCTACACCGAAATAGCGGCATAGCAGCCTTACCCCTCCAGGAGCCCGGGACGGCTCCTGGAGGGGGTTAGCTATATGTCTGCTTCACTTCGGTTCTTCAGGGGGTGCTATCGCGCTTGCAACGCGTTTACGGATACGAGAACCCACACCTTCTGTCTGCAGAATAGACGAAATGGTTTTACTCGACCCCATGAACGTCCATACAACGACGATGGGGCCTACGTTGGTGATGAGCATGATCAGCATGTCAGGCCAACCAGACCCGTTCTTTACAGACACGTGCGTGGTGTAGGCGTTGGACAGTGCGATGATGCACGTGGTGATTGCAGCAAGGAAACCACCCAGGTTCCGCAGGATGATTGTCCATTTACCGAACAGCTCGCGCTCAATGCCACCATGCAGTGCAGTGGAAGGAACTTCCTCCGCCACGGCATCAAGCGCTCCCTCTTCTTTAGCCATAAAACACTCCATGGGTTTTGGCAATGCGCTCAGCAAGATAGAGACAAACCGCCCCTCCATCGTTGGTGTGCTCATCGCTCAGATTGAAGTCAAACCCGTTTGCGTTCAAATAAGGGTACTCACTCAGGCCCTTCTGAACGTCCTCTTTCTTGGTGCCCCGGAAGTTAGCCTTGACAATAGCCTTGGCCAAGTTAGGGAGTACCATGGAAAGATGAATACTTGCGCGGATGAATACATTACGCAACTCGCCTACGCAGGTAATCAATTGCTTGAACGTCAGAGCAGACATGCCCAGGAAGTTGTCTTCACAGCAACCCGCCATGCGCATGTACTTCGATTGCTCGAAGTCTGGATTGTACACCTCGATCAGGGTTTCCAGAGCACGAGCCAGGCAATAGGTTCTTGCCATGATGCCCGTCTCATTGGTGTCATCGAATTGCGCGGGAACATCGTAGACGACTTTATCCCCGTAGATGGTATTGGCATACACCAACTCAAAGGGGGCTCTTTCCGAGATATTGACGTCCACGATGAACACCCCCATGTTGGTAGTGGAGGGGTCGATACCAACGACCCGCACCACTTGGGGGACTTTTACGTCCTCAAGCATACCAATCCTTTTTGTTTGCCGTGATTGATGCGAATGATCGCAACTTTCTTGGCGGTGATGTTGTACTCTTCAGGAGCGTCTTTACCAGAGCCCTTATAGACCAGGGTGATGCCAGCCGCCGAGAGGCTACCCATGGTGCCTGCCGACCAGTGACCCAGGAACTGCTTTTGGTTCAGCAGTTGAGCCAATTGCCAGCTGACCTGGTTGTCAGTCCCCACGATAGGATAAGTATTACCTACGCCTACCGCGTCCAGGAAATTCAGTTCACTGAACTTCTCAACCTGGATTGGATCCCCCAACCATTCGACACCGGACGAGGTTTCCTCATCCACCACGAACTGAGCTGCCTTGTTAACGAAGGTCAGTACAACTTCATGGTTGGTCTTGTCGATCAGTTCCAGGGAAAGACGACCGTCGGCGTTAACAAACGTCTGGGACTTCTTGAACAACGAAGCGTCGAGGCTGGTCTGGTAGAAACCATTGGCCAGCTCGATGGCTTCATCCGACAGCATCTTCTCCACCAGGGGGAGGTGCGGGGTACCTTTCAGGATATCAGGAATGTCCATACTCAGTTACCCGAACCAGTGACTGGGGCGGTTGCGTCGGTGTGCAGGAGCATCGGTTCACTGGCACCGTGGTCGAAGACCATGTTGATGTCGGTGTTGTTATTGGCCTGACGACCGTCTTTCTCAGTAACGTGGTGACCCACGACTGCACTCACGATCTCGTCATAACGCACTACAGCGCCGTTGCCGATCTGACCGTCGGTCTTGGTGTCGTAACCCCAGATCATGGTCGATTCACTGATGGAAGCCAGCGAGGCGTCGTTGTAGAGCGCACGGCAGGCGTTGACGCATTCCACCAGGTCCTGACCGTGCAGCGAGCAGTCGTACAGCCCGGAACTGTTCAGGTAAACGTCAGGGATTGGGACACTACCTTCACTGTTGAAGTCGCGTGGCTGCGGAGAGAACAGGTTATCACGCTCAGGGACATAGGTAACGGGGGATTCGTTACCGTCTTCGTCGCGCGTGATCTTGTACACACCAGGGCCGTAGTTGTCGAAGTTGGTCAGTTTGATCCAGTAGAACACCCACGGCTCTACGTCGCCGATGTCCTTGATGGTGCGCATCCGATAGTTCTGACGCACGAACGGATCCAGGTCCTGAGACAGTGGACGACCGATGAACGGAATAGGGGAGAACATGTCCATGTCGATCGGCTGATGTTGGAGCAGCTTGGACTTGCTGCCGCCCAGGACGTTGGTGCCATCGCACTTCCAGCCGCGGACGCCGATACCGAAGTACTTCAGCTCGAAGTCGCCGCCGAACTTACGACCGATGGATTCTTCAGCCAGAATGCCATACTTTTCGTTGAGCGTGGTGTACTGGGGGAGTTCGAAATGCTGACGAGTCGCCAGACACTTCATGATCACGTTGCCCCAGAGGGTGTTCGTGGTGGCCTGGGTAGGGACCTCGGTGCGATTCTGGGATTGCAGGTCAACAGAGGAAAGCGTCATTATTCAAGGTCCTATAACCGGGTGATGTGGAAGCTGTTTTTAAAGCGCATAGAATTTGGGGCAATGATGACCAGTAACTTCCCCGCATCGCTTACCAAACAACTGATATCTGTTTCAATGATTTCGTGACCGGTCTTGCGGTGAATCCAGTCGGCCACGAATGCCTTGTTGTGATTTGCGTCGAAATCCTTCCGGTACTGCTTGGGGATATCGAGGGTGCGAAACCCTGTCAATCCAGAAAGGTCAACGCGCTTGAGGGTGTAGTGCCTGGAGTCAGCACCGGCAATTTCTACCAGGAAAGTATGGTTACCGGTTTGCTTGTCATGGCGGAAATGGGTAAGGGTGACGGTCGATTCATCCTTGATCCCATTGTCCTGGCAATACCGCCTTTTGATTAAAGAAAGCTCCTTACTCATCGCCGAGAGTTCCGTAGTACGTAGGTGGAATAACTGAAGGCTCAAGACCAATAGGATCCAGCTCGCCGTAGTAGGTCGGTGGGAGTTCATCCAACACTGGGTTGAAGTCCTCAACGATCCTAATGTAATCGTGGCTCACTACCTTAACGGCATAGCGCCTCAGATCGCCGTGGATGTTGGCTGGCTTGATCTTGTCTACCGTGGGTACCTTGATTGCCGTAGACGTCGTAAACGAAGCCCTAGGGCCCTTCTCGGGCTTCAGGCGGGTCTTGGAGTCCAGACTGTGCAGCAGATCCAGGTTACTGCGCACATCAAGGTTCACATTGCTCATGTCCGCAACGAGACCGTGACCAGGTCCTGTCAGGCGGGAGTCGCCCATGAAGACTTCGTTGATAACCTCAGTCACGCCCACATCATCCGCCATCTCTTTGACGACGTGAATGGTGTAAGACGAAAGCGAGGTCATGATGTCGATGAGGTCAGATTGCTTAACCCGCATCGATGGCTGGATGTTGGTATCCCAGCCCGTGGCCTTCTTGAAGATCTCCCAAGCGAAACCACGACGCTCTTCAGCGGAGTACGCTGTGAAGTCGAAGTAGTACACATCCAGGAGGTCCTGGTAGTTCGTGTAATCGCTGAGCTTGACCACGCCTGTCTGGTACATGGTCTTGGTGGCGTTCTTTACCCTGGCGCGCTTGTTGAGGTCGTAGAACTGGCTGTAGAGCTTTTTGTGCTTCCACATCATGTCGTAGACTTCAATCGCATACTGGATCAGGAAGTCAGGCGCTACAAAGCGACCAACCGGCTGCCAGAGATTGCGGATGTCAAACGCAAGCTTCGGATCAATGTAGTACTTCCCACCCACACGTCGAACTTCTTCAGTGCTCGGTGGGTTGATCCGGGAAACGTTCTGATAATAGACGGGGCAAATATAAACAGGGGGTTCGCCCCCTTGCGCCGTGGTAATCAGGTATTTCCAGATGTGGTAAGCGTCAGCCACGTTGATACGGGCTTGTTTGCCAGTGACGGGGTCAGTAACCAGGATTCTGCCCTGGAAGTAACCGTTACCTGCCAAATAGATCCACTCGTTAAACGCAACCGACATCAGCGTGTCCGCATGACGGTTGGTGTAATCCGCCATCGAAGATTCAAGCACCTTCGTAGGCAAATCCGAATGGAGGCTATAAGTCCCTTTAACCAACGCATCTTCCCGGTAAGCTGCTGTCTCGTCGAAGTTGTCCTTCGCCATAGGTTGCTGCTTAAGGATGATTGCGTCGGTATCAATGAACGAAGCCGCCCGACCGTAGTCTTCGATCAGGTTCATGTTCAGACGGCGATACAGCGGGGTTGGTGTCAGGTCTTCGAGTTGGTTCTCGGTAGACTCCACCATGTCGTACTTGGCAAGTGCAATTTTACCTTTTGTCAGGATGTTGTCCATCAACTTTTTAAAGGTGTATTGCTGACCCGCGTTGTTCTTCACCCAGGCAATGTTCTGGAACAGCCACATGATCTGTTCTTTGTTCATGCTGGCTTTGTACTGGGAGAAATTCCCGAAGGAATCAATGTGACTCCAGATAAAGAAATCGTGCGCATGCCGGGTGTACGCGTTATCCAAACGGGTAACGTGAACAATGCCATAAAGAAACGCCTGCATCTCCTCAACCATCAACGGCAGGAACAAGTCATCAGTAATGATGTAGTCGTTACCAAAGAGCTGTGGGGCGAGCGCATTGATCTGGCGTTGCACTTCCGGGATCAGTTGGTCCTCGTTCCAGAGCACTAAGCTCTGGTTGTAGCTAAGGATCTTATAGTCTTCTGCCGGGATTGAGGTGGTATACGGGATTGGGAACAAAATGCCGTTGATGAGTGGTATCTGATGAGGATACTTGTCACACAGCCGCGTGTACCAATAACCGCCTTTGCGATACTCCCGCGCGGTACGAATGTACTCAACAAGGTTGGCTTTGTTAAAGACGATCTCCGTTTCATCTTCAAGGGTTTGGATCGTCATCACATCGTCAGTCGGGTGATAATCACCGTTCATGTTCATGTAATAACGCCAGGTCCTTCTGTCATCACTTACCGAACTACCCGACGCCATCAACGCGGCGTTGTCGCGCTCTGCGATCGTTTCGTTTTTGACAACGAGCGTTCTGATGAGGCTTAGGGTGTCTCGGGAGTACTGATCGAAATCAACACTATTCATAAAGAATTAACTCGCGAGGCTGATATGGTTGAAATGACACGGTCGGCTACATTGGGTAACACCCATGTGGACTACACGAAGATTCGTGAGTCGCTGGCTTCAGTATCTCCAGGGGTGCGTGCCACATTGCGTAACGCCACTCCTCGTAACGGTACGTCGCCAAGTTCCAACGAGATCAAGGGGAATGACACCATCAACCCCTTCAAGCTCGATCGCTTGAGCAACATGATCAGTAACAACATCAACGCCGTTAACGACCTACGCGCGATCACGCCGTACATCGACAAAGCGGAGCTGATCTGGAACACGATCATGTTCTTCCCTAACGGTCGGCAGGAGAAGGTGATCACGTACGATACCCAGACGACTAAATATAAAAGCACCCTGCTTCACGCAGAGTTGCTCAAGATCTGGGACAATTATTACACCAATGACTATAAGATCGAGCAAGACTTACTGCATTGGAACAGCGATATTCTGTGGAATACGGGCAGTGTTACCCTGTTCAACTTGAGTCGCGCTGGCCTGGATTACCTGATCAACGGCAGTGTTGTCGACCCCAACAAAACGACCGACAAAACCGACGATCGTTCAGGTAACGAAGCATTCAGGGCGGAAGCTCTTGAGAAGCTCTCCCAGTCGTTCCAGATGGTCAATGGCAAGTACATCACCAAGAACATTGGTAAACGTGTGCGCGATCCAAGCAAAGCGGACGCGGCCAAGTTGGGTGGTCGTAGCGGTCTGGAACAGCTGCTTTCCGGTAGCGGTAGTTACTCTGGCCTGGAGTTCAACATCTTCAATGGTGTTAAGGGCAAAGACTACAGCGAAGAGTCCAAGCCAGAAGTCGACCTTTCCGATTTCTTCAACATCACCTTCACCGACAACCCTGATATCCTCTACCTTCAGAAGTTCAATGAGAAGGCACGGGATAACGACGTTGAGTCGATCATGGGCCTGGAGGACCTGGGGTCTTTGATCACCAGTGTTCCTGATTTTGAAGAGACCCCTCCGCAGCCGCCTAAGAACGGCAAGAAGCCCGCGCAGCAGAAGAAGCGTGGAAAGGATGAGGAACAACTGGCTACCGCGCAACTGCTGACTGAAGCCCAAATGGAGAATGTGGCTCACGCTATCTTCCCAGGTCGTCATATCCGTCATCAGTCCATGCAGTACGTCAAGACCAACGACAGCCTGTCGGTACAGCCGTATGGCCGTGGTCTGCGCTGGCATGTGCCTAGTGAAGCGGTGATCCCGATCCACTACAACGGCCGTAATCGCGAGAAGATGGACTTCATCTTCCTGCTGGATGATCAGGGTAACTTCCTGAAGTCTGCTGGTGACGACTCCTTCTACCAAGTGGGGGCTAACAACCAAGGCAAAAACCAGAGCGTTCAGGATCGTCCTACCCAGGGCAGTACTGACCAACTCATCAGTAGCCTGCGGATTGTTCAGCAAGGTAAGCCGTGCGACTTCGACATGACCGAATTCGCAGAACTGGCCAAGACGTCCATCATCAAGCAGTTCGTCCAGGCGGTTATCAGCGGTACTGGTGACAACATCAGTATCACCCTCGACGAGGAAACCAACAAGATCTTCCTGGCGCGTATGTTCCGTCGTCAAGGTGTTCGTTGCCTGTACGTCCCGGGTGAAGCTGTTACCTACATGGCCTACAAGTACAACCGTTTGGGCATGGGGCAATCCCTGACTCAAATGGCCAAGATGCACATCGCTCGTCTGGCTGCCTTTGACTTCGCTGACGCACTGGCTAACCTGGAAGCGGCTCAACCGCACAGCATGATGACCATCACTCCAGAACAACTGGATGGTGACCCCCATCAAACTGTGGCTATTGCTCGGGCCAAGTTCTTCCAGAGCAACCCACGGTTGCACAGCCTGCTGTCGTCTGCTCAGTTGTCTGTTCCTCAGATTGCGGATGCGTTGCGGGAAAGCTCGTTGACCATCAAGGTCAATGCGAGCGAGAACCCCAACATGCCTGCGCCTGAGATCGATCTCCAGCGTATGGACAAAGAGCACTTCAAGCCTATTGATGACGCCAGTCGTCAGAAGGTGCTCAATGACGTCGCAAACTACTTCCACCTGCCCCGCAAGTGGTTGGACGTAAGTGACGACTCCAACGACTTCCAGATCGAGGCTATTACCGAGCACGAAATGGTTCACAACCAGGGTGCCAACTGGCAGACCACGCTGATGGCGTTTGTTATCGACCATGAGCGTAAGCATGCGCGGGTAAACGTTCCGTTCATGCAGCAGTTGGTTCGTTGCATTAAGGAGAACAAGAAGCTTTGGACTCCTGACAGTAAGACCCCGTTCGAGGTTGAATCGGATAACGAGAAGATCAAGATCATTCTGACTGACTTCCTGTCATCTGTTTTCGGTTATCTGCCAGACGCTACCAGTACTGAAAGCACTGACAAGCTGAAAGCCCAGCTTGAAGCTGTTGATGCGCTGGTTAAAGCGTGGGATGAGATGTCGGGTAACACAGTGCTCATGGGCCAGATGATCAAGATCCTGGGTATCAATACCGAACGGTTCAGCTCAGACGAAATCAAGGCGACGCTGAAGGCTGTCTTCATGACCGAAGCGTTCCGTCGTTACAACCTCCCAATGCCATTCGATGACATGGTCAACGACGGCAAGGGTGGCGGCATTGCTTCTCTTGTGAACAACATTATCCATCAACGCAACAACGTTACTGAGTTTATCACTAAACTCTATGACGAGATGGAGAAGACGGACAGCAAGGCTAAGAAGCATCTGAAGAAGCTCGTTGAGCGTCTGAATGCCGCTGATAACCCAGAGGAGCCTGAAAACGCTGATGGACTTGATGCTGACGGTAACCCTATCGTTCCAGCCGAAGGTGGCGAAGTTCCTGGTTCTGAGGATGGCCTTCTGCCTGATGACGGTAATGCCCCGCCGATGCCAGGCGAGGAACCAAACGGGGAAGAGGAAGAGGAGGAAGACGAGGGCGCGCCTCCTATGCCTGGAGATGGTGAGTCTGCGGCCGATGGTGAGTCTGCGCCACCGATGCCTGGGGATGAATCCGGTGACGCTGATGCCGACGGTAAAGACCCAGAGCATAATCCCTTCTAACTGAAACAAAAAGAAAAAAGGAGCTTAACCCTACCCTCCCTTTACGGGGAGGGTAGGGTTTATAGCTGCTTGTTAGCCCATGTAACCGCTGCCAGGACGAACACGAGAGGTGTCGTTGCGCTTACCTTCGTTCACTGCATTCAGCATGTCAGACAGAAAATCCACCGCCGGGCTGGGACCCCACGCCCGGGAAGCGAACGTGATCATCGCGCCTTTATTGTCATGCTGCTTTACACCAACCGTAGCGACAGCGAGTCGCGTGTTGCAGTTGTGACGAATCACTTGTTCCCTGCCAGTCGATTCGAGTTTCTCGATCAGCGTGTGCAATGGCAGCCCCCAGTCGGAACTCTTCCACTTCCCTGGAGATTCCAGCGTCCAACGATCGAAAGCCGCCGAGATAGAGGCGCTGGCGAGGAAGCCTGGGAGCTTGTTCAGGTTGAACCACAGCGCCGTTACTTCTTGATCACGCCCGGTGCCCGACACCGCTTCGTAGATTTCGAAAGGGGCGTCGTTACTGATAAGCTGTTGGAGGATGTAGCGCTCTGGGTATTTCGCTTCTGGGTTGGCGCTATTTTTCGCGAACAGCTGCTGCGCTGGGTTGACCTTGACTTGCTGAGGCCCGGAGCCGTCTTTGAAGCTGATGTCGGTGTCGCCGTTGCCATTGGCCGTGATGTAGAAGTCGAAGGCATCCAGCGTGCTCAGGAACTTGCCAGAACCGGGCGTCTCGGTGCACATCAGGTTGTGCAGGCTGCGCTCGATTTTGTCGAGGGCTTCCTTGGTCATCATGCCGCCCTTATCGAAATAAGCACGGACGTCGCGCAGCATGATGAACTCAGGGTCGGCGAACCAACGGTAGTAGCTGCCCTTGACGAAGTGTTCGATGGTGAAGGTTGCTTTATCGATAGTACCAGTCATTTTTTGATTTCCTTGTTTAGTAGCAGGCGAAGTTTTTGTCAAGACGCACGAGGCTTATCTGTGCGCCTGTACCGACCCCTGGGATGAGGAGAATAAAGAACTGTTTCTCGAGCTGCCGTTTGAGGTCATTGTCGTCGGCGGATGGGAGAGACGCTGCGAAGTCGATCATGCGCTTGATGAATTGCTGAAAACTACCAACAGTGTCGGCCGGCCAAGCAATGCCTAAATCTCCGCCGGTCATGCGATGGGTGAGAGCTGGTACCAGCTGGATGTCAGTCTCAACCCATTCGGTGAGTTGGTTGAGTACGATGGAGTGAGTATAGCCTTCCCGGGCCGACGGGGAACCAGCAGGGAGTTGGTTGATGCGGAAGCCCTCTTCGAAGACCTTGAACTCGTCCATGGTGGTCCACACACCACCGGAGTAGGTAGGCCCTGGGCGACCGCTCATGCACGGTCCATGTCCAAAACCGCCGATAGGGCCGTTGCCGCCCGCATAAGGCGCCCCAAAGAGCGGCTGCGGGAAACCCGGAAACGGAGGTGGGTTGATGAGGAACGGCTGGGGTTGGGTGATGTTGACCGTTGTCTGTTTCTCGATCTTCTCGATCACCACGGAAGCCTCACCGTCGGCGGTAACGATGAGAACAGGTTCAACACCGGCCATCTGGTAATGGACGATGCCGCTGTCACTGAAGGCTTTCTGGACGACCTCGTTGTTCAACACGCTGCCGATGACGAGGGTAGCTTTATTGAACGGGGCGAGGAGATGGCTGAGGTGCGACTTCAGGGAGTTGAGCATACCCATACCCATGCCATCCGGCATGAAAGCGTTGCTGCTGGTGATGCCGGTGCGCGGGATGTCGCTTGCGCGGATACGGAATACCAGCGGGAAAGGTTTTTCCTTGGCCTTCTGCATTTCTTCCAGGAGATGGAGCCGCTTAACTGCCTCTTCCCCCATGGATTCTAGCTGGGCCTTGCTTTCCTCGGTGCTAGATTTCAAAAGGGAGAGCGCGATTTCGAGCTGAGATCCCAATTGATCGGCGGTCATTTCGGCGTAGCTGGGTTGTTTGCCGTTGTTCATTTTGTTTGCCTTGTGTTATGGGCTATTAACGTCCGAGGTTTTTGAGGAGGTTGGCGTATTGCTCGCGGTCTTGTCCATCGCGACGACAAACATCCACCTTGAGGGCGGTGTTGTATTTCTCGTCGATGTCGATGGTGATATCGGCCAGGTGCATAAACGCACGGAGATCTTCGACGTCGCCAGTCAACAATCCATGGCCGACCAGTTGCAGTTTCATCGCCAGGAAGGCGACCTTGTTTGGGAACATGCCCATCTCACGGAATGCTTCCATGAGTTGCAACACGCCGAAAATGATGGGCCGGCCGGACGTGGGGAGTAGATTGCGAAGCTCGATGGAAACTACGACCGCTGGGTTCTTTGCTTTGCTGAATGCGTTATCGACCGCAGCGCGACGGATAGGGTTAGCACTGACGAGTTCGTGTGCTGCTTCCTGGAACTGCTCGGTGATGAGCTTTTCCAACTCTTTGATCTGCGGATCTTCGGATTTACTCATTACAGCATCCCTTTTTCTTTGCCTTCAACTCAATGCTGACGGCGAGTTCGTTTTTGTGGTTGATGTCCAAATGGACCGTGTATTTAGAGAGGAGCTGGAGGATTTCGTCTTTGGGCTTCTGGAGTAGCTTGACTTCGAAGAGCGTGATGAGAAGCCCAAGAAAGCTATCGGACTTCTCGTCAAACACATCCATCTTGGCCAGGTCGAGAAGCATGTTCCGAACCTCGAAGATGGGCGTAGCAAGATACGCCCCTACCACATCTTCGAGGTTGATGCGAATCTTGCGAGGAGGTTCGCATTGGTAATCAATACCCTGAACAATTACCGTGTTTCTGTCGGCAGGAATACTGACTTCATCGAGGACAGCCGCGCATTCGAGAAGTAGTCGTTTTTCTTCCTGCAACTGCTTTTTGTAACTGAGGATTGACTCGTCCATTTATTCCTCTTCGGCGACAGGGGCCTTAACAAGTGGGTTTGGTTTACCCACGTTCTTGTGGATCTCGAAGTGCCACTCCGGCGGCAAACTGGAAATGGTGTACGCTGGCGTGATACGGCTCTCCATGAGCTTGTTCTTGGGCAGGCCGCGACCGATGAGGAGGATGACCTTGTGCGTGTCGAGCATGATTGCTTCACGCAGCTGAGGATTGGCATCCCAGCAGGAACGTACCTGCTTGACCAGGTCTTCCGGCTTCTGGTCGATGGCCAGTTCAGCGAAATCCAGATGAGAAAGAATCTCGGAAAACACCGGGATGTCATCGAGGTGATTGCGTTTGTAAACCCCGTTGAGTTCCAGCCTGATACGGTTGTTCAAAGTGGTAGCCATATCGATATACTCCAGTGAAAATTAAAGGGGCTGGTTAGGCCCCTCGCAAGCCATCCAAGAACCCAGTTTCCTGGATTACTTAGGCGGCTTGCTTGTTAAGGAATTGATTCAGCAGATCGCCGTTGAATTCCATATGGTCTTTCAAGGTCTTAGGGAAGTCAGAAACTTCCATCCGAACCAAGAGGCTGTAGATCCGATCCTCCCAGGAGAGAGTACCGTCTTTAACAGCCGACCAACGCATTTGTTCTAACATCAAACGAAAACGCGCAAGCTCAAGAGCAGACTTCGGAAAAACGTGCCACCTTGGCAATCTCGCGAGCAATATCAGCACTGGTGATATTGCCCCAGCGGCTGTCTTTCTCGATGCGACTGCCTTGGGCGATGATGTTTTCCAGTTCAACATCAGTCCAGGTATGGCGAACTGGGCGAAGCTCGTAAGTCACTTCTTCCGGTTTCGGTTTCGGCTTCTTGTCGTCTTGCTCGTTTTGTACAGACATTGTTCGACTCCCGTATTAGTCGAGTAAAAATAAAAGTGGTACCTTCGGGTACCACTCGTTTACAACCTGGCGTTAGGCACCGCCGCCTACTTCGCCGAACGCGCTGAGGATGTCAGTAACAGCCATCCCCACGCTTGCACCCACCATGCCTGACGCGGCACCGGAAATGATCTTGCCAGTGGTGCCGAGCATTTCTGCTGGGGAGAACACGTTGCCAGCGGCGTAACCAACTACTGCACCAGCGAGACCACCTACAACAGCAGCACCGACGTTTGCACCACGAGCGCATGCCGAAGCAGCGCCAACGATACCACCAGCGATACCAACACAAACACCAACCGAGATACCGTCGTTACGCTCACCAGTGGCGGTGAAGTTAGCGCGAGCTTGTTGTTGAGCATTCATTGTGAAACTCCTTGCAGAAATGAGGGGTAAGGGAGAACCATTTCTCCCTTACTGAATGTATCGACGGCGGAAGTGCCGATTAGAACAGAGTGACCTGTTCCAGTTTGCCGCGGGTGTACTCACCGTTGTTGAACGCTTCGATTGCGTCAGTCAGCGAGGTGCCGCGAGCGTCGACGTTGCCGCCGATGGAAGAACGGCTCAGGCGAGGAGAGCCAGTGGTGTCGCTCAGGTACACGCTGTTCAGGCAGAAGATCGTGCCATTCAGCAGAGCAACCGGGCGAATGGTATCGCCGATTACGAAGCCACCGATGCCGGCCAGCTTCAGGGTACGACCGCCTTTCGGATCGTGGTCATCGAAGATCAGACCACGGTTGGCTTTTACTACGTCCAGGATGTTGTTGAATTCCGCTTGGGATTCAGCGCTTACTGCAACAACCGAATTAACTTGTGCCATGGTGAAGCTCCTTATAAGGACTAATGAAAGACATGATTGTCTTATTCACCCAAGTTATATAGATCTGAAATAAACTGTATCTTAAAAATAAGAAAGCGTAATAAACTACCTACCGGGGATATCCCCGGTAGGTAGTTATATCGTCCGTGATAGGTTGGTCAGTCCATCGGCATCAGAACGCGTTTCTTCGCCTTGTTGACGTGGCGGAGAGTAGCGACGTTAGCATCGAACACGCTGTAGGTGAAGAGCCACAGGTTGTCCGAGCTTGGGAAGTACAACAGTTTGTCGGTGGTGTCGTAGGAAGTGTCGTCACCCATGGTGCGACTGAAACCTTCCTCAATCAGGTGGAAGTATTCCGGGTACGAACTACGTGACATGATCACCGGTTCCTGAGTCAGGTGATTCGGGCCGCCGCGGCCGTTGACGTTGACGACGTACATGCGACGCTGTACGACGAGTTCCAGTTCTTTCTTCGCAGCACGCAGCTGGGAGACTTCCTCGCCTTCCTTCGGCTCTTCCTCGAACGGATGAGCGTGATCGAAGATGCGCAGGGCGCCGATCAGTGGGTTGGTGTCTTCATTGGCGTGGAGGTGCTGATAAGCGGTTGGGTCGCGTTCTTTCAACGCGTTGCTCAGGTCCTCCATGTCCTCCATGAAGCTGCCGATGGCCAGGTGGCTACCCGTACCTTTGGCTACCGTGTAGCCGCAGGCGTTCACCAGCCAGTTGTTGGTGACACCGGTCAGGATGTTGTTGATGAAGCCGGTCAGGGTTTCGCCGACGATGCCCTGGGCAACGAAGGTGCGCAGTGCGCGAGCAGCCTGGTAGAAGTTCGGGCCGTCTTGCAGGCCGTGGTCTTTGAACAGGAACGGCAGGTCGTTGAACAGCCGGGTCTTGTCTTCAGCGCGGGCGCAGTCGAAGGTGTCCCAGATGATCGCGTCGAACGCCGTGGCGCTTTCGTTGGTGAAGTTCTTGACGATAGTGTTGTTGCCGGCCAGGATGGTGGCGTCCAGCTCGCTGTCGCTGTGGCAGGTGATCGCTTCTTCGACAGAGATGACCGGGATGCCGGTGAGTTTCTTGCCGTTGGCGACCGGGACGGTCATGTTGGTTTTATTGCTGACCTCTTTCAGAGCCACCGAGGTCACGTTGTACAGCTCGGGGTCTTCCAGGCTCGTCAGCAACGGCAGGAGTTTCTCGGGATTCGACAGAGCGTCTTGCATGGTCATGCTCCGGGAACGCACAACGCGGCTGAACCAGCCGGTGTCGGCGTTGAGGTTGATGATCACGATACGGAAGCAGTTCGGTTGCACGGTCTCCTCTGGACCCTGGTCGGCATGCTTACGGAACGCGCGCTTGATGTTCTTCCAGTCGTGCTCTGGGATGAAGTAGTGATCGGGCTTGCCGATCTGACGGAAGTACTGGCGAACGTTGAACTCGTCACGGTTCTGTGGAGTCAGGTTCTGGAAGTCAGTGCGATTCTGGTTATAGTTCACAAAAGATTCTCCGAAACTGTTTACATTGGATGGTGGTCGGTAACCATCGCCCCGGTAAGCTGCAGCATTCTTGTGGACTTCCTGCATGATTTCACGCATTTCCAAAGAAGCTGCTCCTACTTGTTCAGTACGATCATAACGCTCGTGACCAAACATATCGCCGTAATGCCCGTACAGTGCGGCGAAATCAGGACGTGTGGATTCAGGTCGCTTGAACTCCATATGGGAATACGGAGAAGTCTGACCGAATGTGTCAAACGCTGAAGCGGCGATGTCTTTGAACGATTCCAGCTGCGCTGTCTTTTGCTGGAGATCTTCTGGCAATGCCCGGGCGAACTGCTGCCCTTGCTGAGATTTCATCAGCCAGTTGATCAATTCAAAGTAGAACACGTTACGAACAGCCATCTCGGTTGCCGCAAGGTATTCATTTGGTTGGAACTGCTCAGCGCCTCGCTCCAGTTGGTCAATCAGTCGGCGGCCAAAGAAGACGCCGCCAAACCATGCCACGACCCTGGTAAAGTCGTGTTGCTTCTTTACAGCCTCGATGAAAGCATGTCGTACCGGACAAACTTGGCCCAAAGCATTCACTGGGAAATTATCCCGTGTCTGCTTATAGACGTCGTAGAGTGTACCCATCCGGTAATAGATCTGCTTAATGAACTCATCCATCGCGCCAACAACACGCTCGATGAAATAAGCGGTCTTATCCGTGTCCAGATTCGATCCGCCAGCTTTAATAGCCTTGAGCCCATCATCTTCATACGCCAGACCGCCATGGGCGCCCCAGTTGAAGCCGCCACTTGGAGTTCCTCCGAGCGCTTGTCCCAACGCTTGCCGTAGTACGTCTCCTGGCGTGGCGTTTGCCTGCATGCCGCCGTTACCATAACTACCCATGCGCCCTGACATACCCATTTGTTGCTGCTGCTGTTGCAGGTCAGCGCTGCTAGGCAGTCGTTGCGCAGCTGGTCTGATTCGTTCCATTGGTTAGGTTTCTCTCTTTAAATACTCGGTAAGCGGGACTTAACGTACCTCCCGTATCCGAGTTCGCCTATCTGTCTTCGCGTAAAGTTCCTGCATGTCAGGGTGCAGCGCAGTTACTTTTCCGTTAACCAGATAAATGCATGGCAATAAATACCCACGACCGTCAGGATATGGTCCCGTTACCCTGAGGTAGCTATTGACGAACGGTAGAGAAGGATGAAGGAAGCCAGCACTGTCGCTGGTATCAAACTCTCCCCGCTTCTTGGCTTTAGTGGGGCTGGTGTAGACACGATGCTGCGGCATGCAGCCAAGCATGTAATCTACGAATGGACAATCAGTCGGTGTCGCTTCCTGGATAAGGTTTGCTGTACGAGCATGATCGATCTCCTTAATGTGGAAGTGATTGTGCAAGAATCGTGCGACTTTCTTGAAACTAAGTTCGGAGTTGTTCTTGATATCGTGCTTGAAGTTGTTGGCTGCTGTAATCAGCTTGTCCAACGTGAACTCCAGGCTCGACAGTTCCTTGTGGAACATTGATGCCCGATCGGTCATCTGAACGATTTCGCTCCGGTTGGCAATGATGTAGTTGAACAAGTCAAACATGTCCGTCACAACAATGGACTGGCTGGCGAACTTTCTGATCGATTCGCTGTCCAGGTACTCGTTGATCGAGACGAAGTGTTCCTTCATCAGCCGCATGATGTACTCGTTACTGTCCCCCGCCTTCACCGAGCAACGCCCGATGAGAAGTTTCCAGTAGTTAGGGTCGTCGATGGCGTCAATATCGAAGTACGATGGCATACAGTCCATAACAAACAGCAACGCACACATGTACTGCAAACCTACCGTACCCAACCCACGTCGGTTGGCTGACTTACTACGAACCGCAATGCCCAGGTCATGACTGACGTAATCGCCCAAGCTCCTGGAGTTGCCGCTCTTGTCACTGGTGCGGGTAAAGACTTCCCAACGGTCTTTTGCCGGGAACCCTTCCAGCAGGGCGTCCACATTACCTACGCCAAAGTCGCACTCGCCATACTGCTCCATGGCCTTGCTGAATCCGATATTAGCAAAGACGTACCACGCCAACAACGGCGTTGGTGTTTTCGTGTCTTTGATCTTCCTGGAGTCAGTTGGGCTGTAGAAGCGGTTAGCTGCAAGGTTGTCGCCACCGTGACTGACAATGTAACTGCCAGACTCGTTGGACACTCGGTCGTATTTGAAGTACTCAACACCGATCTTGAACTTGAAGCCCAGGACCTTAACAAAGAGCGAGTTATCCTTCGCAACGGGCAGACCTTGCTCAGCCAATACGAACTGTAGGCTGTAGTGTACACCACGCAGCCAAATATCACCGTAACGATCGGTGTACGGCAGCATGGTCAATGGCGCTTTGAAATCAACCATTCGTCCGGAAGACTCTCGCCATTGGAATAGCAATCGCACCGGGTACAGCGTCTCCTTGTGAATGTCATACATCTTGCTACTGCTGTTGATCAGGTGTTCGTTGTAAGCGCGAGGAGAAACGCGCTCTACGCCTTGGAAAAACACACCACGATCTTCGATGCTCTTCAGCAGTGTCTTTAGTGCTGTTTCGTAATACTGCAAGCCACGTTCAAATTCTTTCTGATGGAATCCCTCCATGATCGATTGATTGAATCTCGGCATCGAGGCATCTACGGCCTTTGCGAGTAGTGGAAACATCTGGCACTCCATTATTAAGTTGTCAGCAGCTTATATCCAGTAAATGCCACGCCTGCCAGCGTACCGACGGCTTTGGCGAAGTCCCCCCATGTGCTTTGAGACGCCTTGTTCTTGACCATATCGAAGTTTGCCTTGTTGATAGTGGCAGCCAACCGGCTTTCGTACTTCGACATTTCGGATGTCATCTGATGCGTGTGTTTCAGCTGAATAAGTTCTGTCTTGTGTTCGTGTCGCGTCCTGGACAACTCATCGGCCAACTTCTCGTTCATTTCTTGGAGCTTTTGTATACTGCTCTCCAGATCACTTACCTGGTTAACGAGCTGGCCATTGTCTTTCGACAGCTTTTTGTTTCGATCCTCAGCTAGAAGGACACGCTCAGTATTGCTACCCTTTTCACAGGCTGACTTGCTCTCAAAGACACCTACGGCTTCTAGGATCTTAGGATTGGCGTTAAGATCGTCGAACGTGTAGTATTTGTTCTCCCGTGGTTCATTACCGCGAGAAACCGCAACATACAATCCTGGATCCTTGTCATTATTTGCCGATACTGGAATGGGTAGTGCCTGGCCCCTTACGTTAGTGTAGTAGGTTTGCGAGATGCGTTTTGGATCGTTCACGTAGGCGATGAAGTGCAAACCTTCCGGCTCACGATCAAGGTCGCAACGATTGAACAGTTCTTTCAGGGTCATTGCTGGGGTTTTCAGCGCTGGCTGATTCAGCCCATTCGCACCGATGTACAACGTAATGCCCAGCAGTTCGCTGTGGATCGCATTGTTGTCTTCGATCAGCGATTGACCCAGAGTAATGCAGGTCTCCAAATTAACCGGCATCTCACTGAAGTAGTTAGGACCTTTGGTAAACGACTCGTGCTCTTTTGCCAATGCCGCCAAGATACGACGGTCCAGTTTGGTCAGCGCTTGACTCTCGTCAATCCGGATATCGTCCAGGTAAGCATTCATGATGCTCACGTAAACCAAATGTTCTTGCGTCATGGTGACTTCACGGCTTGCACGAATCAGGTAGCTCAAACCTCCTTTCATCTTTACCACCAGTGCATGGGCAGAGGTGTTCGCTACGCGGTAATTCAAACGGAAACTGTAACTTTCTGCACTCATGATGATGGCTCCGTATTTCTGTCCTTCTTTATTAGAGAAGGATTAATAGTGTCTTCATCAGGATAATATAGTTTTGAAAATCTCTTTCCTCAGTAAGGAAGCAAAAAAGAAAAGCCACCGCCCCACCACACCCGAAGGTGTGATGAGGACAGTGGACTTTTGCTCTACCCCGTTCTTGCTCTCACACTACCCGCTACGACTAAAGAAGCCCGTAGTAGGTCGGCGGGAGAATCAAGGGCCGTTTGGGACCGGCTTGTTGCCTTCGGTCGCTTCGATCAGCGCGGTCATGCCGGCTTCCAGACCTTCAACGCTGACGCGCTGTTTGGTCAGTTTGGTCAGCAGACCTTCGTTGCCCAGGAACTCACGGGCGTCGGTGATGATCAGCGAGCCGATGATCGGGCACAGCGCCCAGTGCTTGTAGGACGGCAGGGTCATGACCACACCGTACTCTTGCTGCTCACGAGTCACGTTGCCTTGCACAACGATGTTCTCTTTCGCGATCAGAACGCCGATGCCGCCCAGCGGGTTGATGAACTCGGCAGTCGAGTTGTTTTTCGGGAACAGCAGGATCTGGCCGATCTGGGAGTCGAAGTTGGTTTCCTTCACGTCCAGAGGAGTGCGCGAACCCAGGGTCCGTGCGTCGCCCGAACGCATCAGGAAACGACTCAGGTTCTGGTGAACCACGATGGTCCATTCCAGTTCCTTGACGCCGCTGTATTCCGAAACCGCGGCCAGGCCGGATTTGGTGTTCAGCGCAGCGGTCATGTCGCTCAGCTCGTTGGTGATCGCAGCGGTCACTGCGTCCCAGACTTCCAGGTTGGAAGGAATCGACACCGCGTCTTTCAGGGTCAGTTCGCGGTTCATGGCCGCAGCCTGAACGTAGTGCTGACCGGCGAGGACGTTGGAACCTTGGTTGTTGCCGACCACCGCAGCGCCGTCGATGCTGGTGATGTACTTCAGGTGTTCCTGAGCACGATCGAAGGCTTTCTTCGAGCACTGGATGTTGATGGCCAGGCTCATCTGGGTGATGGCGTAATCCAGGGAATCCTGGTTGGTGTCTTCCTTGGTGATCGGGTATTTCACCGAGATCGGGTCTTGACGGCGAACCGACAGACGCTTGTCAGCGTCGAAGACCTCGATGCGATAACCGAAGTTGCCGCGGTTGATGTTGGTAACGTTCTGGGTAACCAGTGCAGCGGTCACCAGGGCGTTTTCCAGCGAGCGCATCAGAGCTTTCTGTTGCGCGTCACCACGACCGAACGGAATTTCTTCCTTGGTGGCGATGACCTTGATACCCGAGACGGTGACGTCGCCGCCGGTCAGGCGCAGTTCCTGGCCTTGGCGCTGGTAGTTGCCGTTGAAGCTCAGGTTGAGCAGCGGCTCGTAGCCCAGGGCTTTGAACGAAGCGAACAGGGTTTCGCCGACCAGCTCGCCGTCTTTGTCGGTGACGGAGAAACCGCCCAGACGACGCAGGTGCAGGTACAGGCCACGGTCGTCGCTCGACTGAGCAGTCGAGGTAACACCGAAGGTGTTGTTCGACATCGGACCGGTGTCGATGAAGAAGGCGATGTCGGTGCCAGCCAGCTTGCCTTGGACGCCCAGCGATTGCAGCTGGATCGAGTTGGACTCGAGTTCGTCGGTGCTGGTCCAGGCGCGCTGGCCAGGAGCTTCGCAGAGACCCAGGTAGTTCGGGATGGTGACCGGAACTTTCAGGTACTGGGTTTTGTGGTTTTCACGGCCGTAGGCATCGTGTTCCGGGTACACGGCGTCGAACGGCGCGAACAGGGATTCAGGCGCGAACAGGCTGCGGGTCTCGGCGTTGGGATCGGTCGGGTAGACCGGCTTGACGCCCAGGATGTCGTCTTTGAAGATTTCGCCGGAACGCAGCAGACCGAAGATCGGACGCAGGTCGGAGGCGGATTGGAAGGCGGTATTGCCGCTGGAGTACACGCCCAGGCCGGCAGCGCGGACCTTCAGCATGGCACCTTCGTCTTCGTACTTCACCATCACCGAGGCGAACATGGCTTCGGCGGCTTCGTTCTGCAGCTTGGACTGGGAGTTCAATACCAGGTTGGCTGCTTTGATGTCTTGCTCGGTACCCTTGAACTGGGCTTGCGAGAAGCCTTCCATACCGCCGAACTGGGCGAGGATGTCCTTCGACTGCTTGAAGAACTCCATGGCATCATCAGGAACAACGGTGCGGTTCAGCGAGGAGTGGAACGCATCGAAGTTGTTGATGTTGATGCCTTTCAGCATGGTGTTGAGGGCCAGGTTCTCCAGACCCTGGACACCGGACAGCGCGTTGCCGAAACCGTCGAAACTCTCACAGCCGGTCAGGGTGGTGAGGGAGGAGTTGTTGAGGGCGGTGATCATCGCGCCGACGCGGTTCTCACCTTTCTGGAACTTGGCTTGAATCTCTTTAAAGGCCATGAAGCGGATCCTTTCATGAACGGGGGAGTAAGAGCAAATATATTTGTCTGTGTAATGCTACACATAAAATACATGCAGTTAATTAGGGGTTTTCGATCCCAACGAGTTTATAAACCTCGGCAAGCGAGATTTCGCCTACCTTGGGTTTAACTACCGGACCCATGTGGGCTTGGAGGTAGCCGGCCTCGGCAATGATGGTTTCCAGCAAAGCAGCCGAGAACGTACCACCCTCCAGGGTGTTCCAACCAGGGATCTCCCGATCGTCGGTTTTATTGAACATGACCAGAACAACATTTGCTCCGGCCGCCAAAGAATTAAAACTTTTGCATTCCTGCCATCCAGCTAAGGTTTCACTGTCAAGCTTATTGAATGCGTCCTTGACCATGTTTGCCTTCAGATCACCGGCGGCAAACAAATGTTCTGGGTCAAGCATCAGAACTCCCAAACGCTGAGCAACAGCATATTGGAATTTCAACATCCCGGCAACCTCCGAAAAGGTCAACTGCTGATGATATGTCGAAAGCTTACACACATCACGCAGTGGGATCGATTGCCGGGCCAGCAGGCTGTACATGTCGCTGGTCAGGAAGAACAACGAAATAGGCGCCCTGTCATGATTGGGGGTCTTAAGAATCATCTGCTCATGCTCCTAGGAGTCATCGAATGAACGATTTACTGGTACTGGTCAAACTGCTATCAGCGCTCTATCAAGCCAAGAAACTCAAGGATCAAAACCTCATCACGGAATTGGTTGAGACGCTTGAGGAGTTGCCAACGCCACCGCCAGACATTTACGCCCAGGATAAGGCCGTCAGGGATGGGCTGAAAGCAACAATAAACTGGCTGATAAAACAGCCAGAAGATGAGCCTGTCATAAAATCAGTATTGATGCAGAGGGTTCGCATTACTTGTAAGGGAGATGATGCCCTGAAAGAATCCATTGAAGAAGGTCTGGAAGACTTCGACAATGAAGAGATGACCCGAAAGGTTGTCTACAAGCATATCACCGAGATCCGTTTGAATTCGGAAGGTGAGGACTTTGCCAAGCGCTGGAAGAAGGCTGCCAAAGATACGCTCTATAAAGACTTCGGGGATATTGAGCTAGCAGACTGGGCTCACATGGCGGACCTCATCAACGAGCGTATGGCGGCTCAGCATGATGAACGACAGTCCGAGATCGTCTGTACAGTTACCTCCGAAGACGCTTCCTCGTTCCATTCGATCATCGAGCAGGCCAAACGTGAGAACAGCGCTGAGGGTATCCTCAAGCTGGGACTGCAAGGTCTCAATCTGGGGCTATTGCCTGATGGTGGTTTGCGTCGTGGTAAGTTCTATCTGCTCAACGCGCTGACCAACCGTGGTAAGTCGTTGACGATGGCGCACTTCATGGCGTCTGTGGGGCTCTACAACAAGCCGTTGCTCCGCAACAAGGCCAAGATACCAACGATCCTGGTAGAGTCCGCAGAGGACACCATGGACCTTATCATCATGCGCATGTACAAGTTGGCCATCACTATCAAACGTGATGAACTGGCTGACTTCCAGAATGCTGACCGTGATGACATCGTTCAAACCATCGTCGACTGCTTCCGTGAGAATGGCTGGTTCCTCATCATCAACCAGATCGAATCCAGTAAGGACACTGCCAGTGCAATGTTCGACCGTGTTCGTAAGCTGGAGATGAAAGGCCACGAGATCATCTTCTACGGCTACGACTACTGCGGTCTGCAAAACATCGACAAGATCCCTGGGGAAACCAAGTCGGATAAACTCCAGCTGCACTTCCGCAAGATCCGTGCGTTCATCATTCAGCGCGGTATTGCTTTTGCAACCCCTCACCAGTTATCGCCAGAAGCGAAGAAGAAGCTGCAAGAGTCTGACGAAGAGTCTGAAGTGTACTTTGCTCGTGAGGTTGCAGGTAAGTCGTTGACAGAAACCTCGACGAAGATTACCAACGAAGTAGACGTAGAGATTACCTTCCACGTTGCCAAGACTGCGTTCAAGAACTACTGGACGTATTGCATCGGTAAACAGCGTGGTGAAGGTTGCCCTCCGGAGTATCGTTTCGGGATCTATGACATTGATCCGGACAAGGGCTTGAAACACGACATCAACGGGAAACCTGCGTTCCGTCGTTCTCTCACTTACAAACTTGACGAAAATGGAAACCAAGTGAAAGACTGGGATCATCTCTGAACCAGAGATAAGACTATACTCCTTCCGGCCTAGGCCGGAAGGAGTATAGGTCTATGACCGCTTAGTGCTTACTCACGCGGAAAGTACGGCGCTGTTTGATGGGACCTACAAAGCAAACCTCTTTCATCCCTTCCCGAACTGCCTCAGTGAACTTCCTGAGGTTTTCAGCATGTTCAGGGTTGATGACCCTTGCCTTTGGACACTTCATACCTTCAGGACGCCTACGATGGTCTTGCCGGTAATCGGGTTTTGATTACCGACAGGATCAACCGCCAGCCCTGGGGCTGTGGCCAAAGGCACTGCTTCTGCTTCCTGACCCGCTGGCATTGGGAGAGTGGCTTCGCTCGTCATTGCTGGATCAGCAGTACCGAGTGCATCACGCAGGTAGTTTGGCACCGTGAACGAAACAGTCAGACCGCCATCTGGTGTAGCCTCGGTAACGATCTCCGATTCGAATCCGCCGACATACGGCGCCCTATCCTGAAGACACTTCTTGATGATATCGTGCATCCTTTCCTTGGAAGGAACGTGGCTGAAGCCCTTGGGTGGCTCACAGAGCGCGTAACGCTCAGGGTCGATGGTGGTGGCGATTGCTGAAATTTCGTTAGCAATAGCTTTACCAACTGCGTCGGCCACTTCTTCAGACGACTGGGAGACAACGTCACCCAAAGTGACCGTGCAGCGACGAGTGCGACCAAAAGGCGTTTCAGCGTCGTAGGAGAAGTTCGGAGACATCTGGCCCTGGTACTCGAGGTTCATCATGGGGCGTCGCACCATATGACCCACCAGTTTCTCGATGGTCATTTCGCCACTGAGGAGACGTTCAGCGATGATCTTGATGGACCCAGGGGCAGCATCAAGAATTTTGGCAGCCTCATCAATGTTGTCCAGAGCAAGTTCCTTGCGTCTTGGGTTGCAGTAACAGAGTTCGCCCGCACACGAATGGTCGTTGATACCTTTAAACACAGCTCTTGGCATGACATTGAGGAAACCGCCGTGA